TTAGTTTTTTGTCCAACTTGTCCAGTAGTGCAACGTCTTGTCTGTTGTACTCAATGAACGTTCTGAAGTCATTGTTATAAAGTTGATCGAGTGTACCTTCATACACAGTTTTCTTTTCACCAACTTCCATTTCTCCAATGGCATCAAGTCGATAAGTGTGTCTTTCTTCATATGTGTATTTACGATATAATTCTAAACTATCTAAATGCACTCTACCTATTAGGTCATAGGTGACAAGTGTTCTTCCAAATTTTTCATATTCTCTTTTCTTAGGAAGTTGATCCCAAAGACAAAAACGTCTTGTATCATTTTTACTTAATACCCTAGCAACACGATTTACACAATAAGGAATATCATAACCTTCACTGTTCCAACCTGAAATAATATCTGCATCATCAATCAAGTCTAAGAAAGTTTTAAGCATATCTGCTTCATCACTAAACAGATGTGTGTTAGGAAAGTCTTTTACTTGTTCTTGTGCTTGTTCCATTGTAAGTGTCTTAGGCGGAACCGCAAGTGTTACAAGACTATCCAACCATTGTAAGTGTACAGTGATTGCAGTAATTGGCATGAACGGATCGGCCGGATCAGCAAATCCTCTTTCAGGATCAAAGTCAGTTTCAATATCAAAGAATGCTATGTTAAGTTTTGGAGCATCATGATTTAGATAGTTTGTACTCAAACATTGGAATATAGGATTGATATCGCTTTCAAACAGATCCTTGTTTTTGTTTATTGCTAATTCTTTTCTAAAATCTTTTGTATTTTTACAAGTAATTTTATTTAGAGGATCTCCATAGATGCTTTTGTATTTGCCTCTTTGGTCACCATAATAAAAAGTATATCTTACTGGATATTCTGTGTAGTGTCTTTTTCCATCTTCACGACGCTCGACTACCTGTATCTGATCTGCTTCACGATTAAAAAATGCGTCTACGTAACTCATTGTTTCTCCTATATGTCATTTGTGGCTGACAAATACCAAATAAAACGTTTATGGCCGTTTGTACCTTACTTAAAATACTCTTCTGCATCGATGGCTTTGTCATCGATCCACTTATCATAATGTGGTTTGCCTAGTCTTATGCTTGTAGACTTGACACCCCATTCGCCTAATTGCCTTTTAGTAAACTCTGTCCAATCTTTACCAGACTTGGCACCTCGTGCCGTCCAATAGTGTATTTCATTGCCTTCATCATATAATTTATTAAGCCTTTCAATACGATCATACCTTGGTTCACTACTTTCATAATTGTTACCATTAGTATAACATATAGTTCCGTCGATGTCAACCATGTAAATCAATATTTGGTTCCTTTCGGTGTATCAAAAAAATGTTTATCGCCCATTGCTTCTCTTATCTTCCTAAATACCATATTATGCGGATATGTTTTATAATAATCCGTTTTGTATAATTTTTCACTTGCCTTTTTAGTTTCTGTAAGCCTTTGTATAATGAACAATCTTATTGTAGGGTCATTTAATTCGTTTTTATAATGATCATAGTTGTATTCAATAAACAACAGATCTCTTTCTGTAAAGTATGGTGTTTTACATAATCCTATCAAATCTTGTCCTTCGTTTCTATCCTGTACGCCATGTAGTACAATTAACAATCCATGAACACCATCATCATATGGAAAGTTTATCATGTGCTTCATGATATCCATATATTGGTCCGTGTGTATAATTGGAACTTTGGAACTGTATGCCCAAGGACATCTTGCAGTTGAACCATCCTCTGGTTGTGATAGTTCTTTTAAGTGTTTGTCTAACCAAGTGTCTATTCTTTTCTTTTCTGCTTCACTTACCATGCAATTATGATTCCGCCGATACCAACTAGTGCTAGGATTGAATTAGTAATTATTAAACTCCATTCTTTCCACATAATTGATACTGCTAACCATATAAGTCCACCACAAGCAAGTACTAACGGGCCTATGGGATAAAGTTCTTTCTGCGTATTAATAGCAGTACCGATTATCAACACAAATGTTGCTAACCATTTTAGATAAAATGTTATATCTTTATTTGTCTTTTCCAACTGTCACCACCAATGTTTCGAGATCATCAAAAGCATCAGCATGAGCCTGCCAGTCACCTTTATGTGCAATTTTTATTGCCTTATTAATAAGTGTAGGTTTGATTTCTAGTTCTTCTGCTACTGCCTTTACTGTATCTCTTAAGCCTGTTTGTAAATCTTCAATTTCTTGCATAACTGTTGCGCCTTCGTTTACCAAACGTTCCAGTTTCGCTTTTTCGTCCGGTCCATATGTTCTATCAGACATCGTATTCTCCTAGTTTATTGTGTAATTATATACTCGTGTACTATTAATGTCAAGTTAATTTTATTTAACTTAATAAAAAATTGGTTAATCTGTATCTGGCTGTATTATTTGGATTCTTCGTCTTTGGTTTTGTATTGCCATTCATCAGTATGGCCAACTGCCCATTTTGGTGTATTTTCAACTGTGTAATTTTGTGTGCAAACTTTGAAATCTGGAATTTTCTTTTCAGGGTGTACTAAACTTTGGTCAGTGAACACAGTCCTATTATTTGGTTGTGCGGCAAATTGACCGTTGTCTAATTTTAGTATATTGAATGTTTTGTGTTCTGGATCATGCTCGGAAAAATTTATATCAATAGTTGAATGTTGTGTATGACACGTATCGAGTGTAAACATATATTCACCCTTGTGCATTTTTTTATCTTTGCCAAAAAATTCACAGTTTGCTAACATAGGTTTTTTAATTACGGTAATATCATAATCAAAGCAATCCCAAATTTGAAGTGTATCTAAGGGCAGTTGATCATCTTTATTATAATCTTCTTTCCAAACAAATGCTGATATAGGAAGTTTGTCGTACAATGCACCATAGTCTGTAAGCAGTGTTTCAAAGTATAATGCTTTGCCCATTATACTTCTGATTGATATCCATATTCCAGGAGTAAGTTCGCCATGGCCTTTTTGATGATCGTATAGATATTCTTTTTTTACGTAAACTTCTACAGGTGGTAGGTTGTGTACTAAGAATGCCATTTGCGTCCTTGTTAATTAACTAGTACAGTATTTATTATTTTTTCTTTTTCTTGCCTGCACAATGGGCCTTTTGAGAGAACCCTTTAGGGTTGGAACAGTTAATACTTTTCTTGTATTTTGCTGACCACTTTTCAGGGATTATCTCTTTTGCCCTCATTTTGTCTTGACGTTCTTGGCTTTACCGCGTCTATTTTTGTTTGGATCTTCGCGACGCTTACGACTTGCGGCCTTTTTACGGCCTTTTTTACCTAGTGCGTATGCTTTTGCGGCTGGTAAACACTTAGGCTTACCTTCTTTAGAACTGCCTCTAGCACATTGTCCCCTTACTTTTCCATCAGGACCGAAACGCACCCACTTTTGTTTAAACCACTTTTTAAGATTTTCGTTTAATTCAACTTCTTCTGAAAATAATAAATTACCACACTTAACACAATAGTCTACGTGTTCACGTTTAACGCAGTTGGGTACACGTTTTCCGAACATGGTTTTCATGCCCTTCTTTTCGTAACCCTTCCAACAACGTGTTCCTTCTGTTTGTTTACCGTAAGTTATACACGGATCCTGACCACATCCGCAGTTTTTCTTTTTCTTTTCTTGGAATTCTTGATAACGCATTACTTACTCTTGTTGCCCCAGTTCTTAGCACCCTTTTTTCTGCACTGAACTAAAGCACCAGAGGCGTAAGCACTTGGCCAAACTTTATATCTTGATTTTACTTTGTGATAACAAGCATCTTTCTTTTCTGCTAATTGGTCAAACTCTTCTTCTGTAATTGCTTTACCAACAGACTCTTCTAAAGAACTAAATGATTCTTTTTTCTTTTTATTATGCTTGTCTTTGATTTTTCCTATTTCTTCTGCACTCGCACCTTTACCTGCGGCACTTTGAATCTTTTTCATACCATCTTTGCCGTACTTCTTTACACCTGCACGGTACATGATACCACTTTCATCTGTTTCTTGATCTTTGCTTTCTTTCTTTGCCATCTTTGTTGCAGTGGCATACATTACTGCTTCAGCATCATCACCATAGCGATCTTTAAAGTCGCCTTTGGCTTTTTTCATACCTTTGACGTACTTTTCTTTTTTCTTTTCTTCGCCTTTGGTTAATGAACGTTCAGTCTTTTTTTTAGAAAGGACTCGATTTAATTCTTCTGCTAATTCTTCTTTGTAGTCTATGGACTCTTTTTTATCTTTTTTTGCTTCTTTGTCTTTGATTGCTTTCTTCATTGGCTCTTTTTTATTGCCATCTTTATCCATGTCTAAGAAATCTGGTTTTGCTTTTGCTTCTGTTTGAACTTGTTCGAACTTTTGTTCATAATCCATATGATGATAAACACTGCTTAGGTAATCGCCTGCTTTTGTTATTTTAGACTGTACCCAACCTTCTAAACCTTCTTGTTCAGAAACGCCTTTTAGCATTTCATGAAGTTTAATTGCATACTTTCCTATTTTGTATAACTCAGCACGAGCCATTTGCACTTCATGGTCTTTCTCAACCTTGTGTGCCAAATCTGCTAAACCTTCGTTTTTAAGTTCTTTCTCTTTCATAACAGTATTTACCTCTTTTGAATGTTTCCACCAAATAGACTTGCACCCTTCATATCCAGTGCATTTACGGCCGTTCCCTTAGGAGTTTTCTTTTGATCTGCTTTAGGAACACCTTTGCCGTCTTTTTTTACTTTTGCATAAGCAGTTATAGGGTTTGCCACAGTTGCTATTGCACCTGCACTAGTGGCTCCTGGCGTAGCCGCTTCTTCAACGTCCATGCTTTGTGTAACTGCTTGTTGTTGTGCTGGTTGTTGTGCCGCTTGTTTTTTAGCACCTGCTTCTGCTTGTTTTACAAGCATCATAAACTTGTTTCTTAATGTTGTATCTGCAAGTATAGTAGATAGTTGCTTGGCAAATGGAGCAATCTGTTTGGATAAGTTTCCTGTTAAAGCACCACCTGAGGCAAGTTTATCTAAGCCTTTTGCCATCATTCCACCTGTACCTTTTCCACCCATCTTTTGAGCGGCCATTTTAGCACCTTGACCAACTTTTTGTGCAACCTGTTTTACTGCACCAGCCGCCTTTGTTGCAGGGGCCTGTTGTTGTGCTAATGGGTTTTCACGTACCTGTGTTATTTCTCTAAGTTTCATACTACTATTTACCTTTTTTTGCCTTCCCTCTACGCATATTTAACTGCCATTGGGCCATGCGCCTCTTCTCTCCTGAACTAGATTTAGCAATCTTACTTAATTGGCTTATGGATGCTCCTTTTGGTATTCCAACTCTCTTGCTAAGGCCCTTACGTCCAGGCTTCTTACCATCCGCAAAGTTCTCGCTCATTATGTTTTCCAAGTATGTGTCTACCATTTTTACCAAAGCATACTCGTGATCTAGCAGACGTAGTGCATCGTATCTATGATGGCCGTTGACAATACGTCCTCTGCGGTCAACAACTATCGGTTTGTATTCATCTAATTGAACATCTCGATATTGTTTCGCTAGTTTTCTAAAGGATCTGTCTTTTTGTACTGGTATCATGAGAGCGACTTTCATTTTACCTAGTTTGCCATCCACGTCTTTGGAATGTATTTGCGGAGGTGCGTCACCTTTAGTAGGTTCTGGGTCAAAGTTGTGGTCTTGATAACCACTTACATCACCAACCTTATATCCTAATCGCTTAAGGTTGGAAATCATATGTTTCTTTTCTTTTTCACCTCCAAAGAAGTTTAACATAATATCTTGGTCACCCATATTAGCATCATCTGGATTAGTTGTTGCTATGTTGGCCATATTACGTCCTAACTTCATAAAGTCGTAATCAGTTGCATCTGAATCAACTGAAACACTATTTTGTGGAAGTGGAATTAAGTCGCCTTCGGTTGCTGGTTTTTCAAAGTATTGTTTTAGACTACTTGCAGTTCTTTCGAACTTATGATCTTTATGTTTGAATCCAACTCCGCCTGCGCCTTCCCATTTCTTAACGTTTTGTCCAAAGTCATCAATTAAAATGTTTGGAGTGCCATCTTTTTGTTTTGCGTATGCTTGTTTGTTTGCAGTAATGATAACTTTCTTAGGTGGAAATGCTTTTAAATATTTCTCAACCCAAGCACGTTTATCAGGTTCTGCTCTTGGATCATCTGCTAAAGGAGCCGACAAAATATTATACTCACCTTTTATGTCTTTGATAATAGATAATAGTTTGTTTGCATTTTTAGTAGGTTTTAAATTAAGCCAAAAGTCTTCGGTATCTCTTACTTTCTGTAATCCTGCTTCTACATCTTTTATTTGAAACCACTTTTTAACTTTCATTAGTTTAGTCCATGCACCAAAGAAGTCAACAAGCACACCATCCATATCAACAAATATTTCACTTGCACTTGATAATTCTAACTCTTTGGCTCTTACTTCATTTAGTTTGCTTTCTGCTAAACCTAAATTAAACAATGTGTTAGGACTAGAATTTTTTCTTGCTTTTTTATTAAGTTCTGGAGGACGACCGTCCTTATCAACTTTGAAGCCAAACTTTCCTGCTTCAATAGGAATTTGATTTACGCCAACGTCAGGCGTAGTGTTTACACCTTTAACGATTCTTCCACCATGCTCATATAGTTGACGTAATTTCATTTTACTTGATTAACTCACAGGTTTTTGCATCGGCTGTAAGTTCTTCACCTTTTTTGTGTAACCATATGTAAGAGTAAACAATTTGTCCATCTCCTGCTACGGTACATTTTTTACCTAGTTTAACACTTGGTGGAACAATGTGTCCACTACAAGATGCTAACATTAATCCTGTTAATAATATTGCTATTGTTTTCATTTTTTCCTTCCTCTAAAACCTGGAACGCCCTGCATATATGGTCTTCCAAACCATAACTTGAACCACTCTGAGTCACCAGGTTTCAAACCTAGTTCTCTTTCTTTTTGCTTGAGAGCAGTTGCAGTATGACTAATATTGATATCTTCAGCGGTAACTGGACGTTGTCCTTTATATTCTGGGATACCTGCTAATTTTTTTAAATCCGCGATATCCATTTTACCTCGCCTTTCTTATTTCTGCTTTTAATCCCAAATTTTTAAACAAAGTGTATGCAGTCTGTACACTTGTTAATGCTTTTTTAATTTCATCTATGTAGTCTGGATTATCATCTACTTTACGCATGAACTTTTTAGCATTAATAGGATCAACAAAAAGTAAATTACCTGAGTATGCCGCTCCTGGTTTGTAGAAACTTAAGAAATGTTCTTTGCCATCTGTCCTAGCCGCAATCCAATCTAAAACTTTAAGTTTGTTTGGATCTTGCAGTTTAGGATCTGCATTATCAACTTCTTTACTTTTAAAAATATTTAATTCATTTACATCTTCACCGAGTATAGTTGACAAGTTGTCAAACATTTTCTTGGCGTAAGGTTGTGCTGATTTAGTAACTCCTTTACTAAACGCATCAAAATCATTATCTTGTACTGCTTTTCTTAATTTACTTGCACTCATACCTGAGGCATCTTCCGCATCTGGATTTCTTGATAGTCTTTCAAACTTTATTTCTTCAAATTCAAAGAAACCATGTGCTGACTTTTGTCCGTTATACTTTTCTAAAAGAGAACCTAACTTATCTTCACCTTCAAAAAAAGTTACACTTCTATATCCTCTTCCATACAGATCACTAGCCGCAAACATTATATTTTTAGCAAGTTCTATTTTAATATCGGGGAAACTTTTCCTTGCCCAATCTAATTTTTCATTTGGGTTAAGTGGATCTGTTGGAAGTTTTGCTGGTCTGTCTGTTAAAAATAAAATAGCATCGCCTGGACCTTGCCTAACTGCTTCGACAAGCAATCCGTGACCAGTTGTTGCAGGATTTAATCTGCCTAATGCAAAACTGACACTTTTGTTCGGTGATGTTATTTCCCTTAAACGCATTTTTAATATTCGCCTTTTTTAACTTCTTCTAGTTCTTCGTTGTATATTTCTTGTACTAAAGCATCTTTATCTTCTTTTGTCAATAACTCTGTAGGGGATTTGATAATATCGTATTTTTGACAGTAGTGTTGTATTGCTTTTTCTACCATTTCCTTGACGCCTTCCATGTTGTGGTCGCCTTTATCATAGTTGTCTTTTAGATTAGCCATACAAGGGAAGTACATTTTTCTATAAAACATTGGGTCATCACGCATATGACATTTTAAGTCATCGATTATATCATAACCAATGTCTTCTTTTTTGTCTATGTCAATGTCTGTAAACTCTTTAAGTTTCATCTTACCACTTTCTACAAGACCAATATCTTGCCTTTGTTCTTGGACCAGGATTATCGCAGTTATGTCTTGCTCTAAAACTTCTACGTCTTGCTGGATTTGATTTTTTAATCTTCATGTTTGGATCACCAAAGTTTACTTTTTTAACGTTTTTTGTCTTTGGATCTTTGACGTAAACTTTAAACTTCTTAACATCGCCTCTCATTGGCTTGCCTAGTTTAACTTTACGGCCTTGATATTCTGCTTCATCTACAATATCATCATCGTTGAACCATAATTCGCCGTATGCTTCATGGAAGTCATCACCGTCGTATGTTTCTTCTTTGTATATTGACTCTGAAAGATATTCTTTAAAATTCTTCATAGCGATATTCCCCTTATATAGAGTATTTATCACTATATAGTAACTAGACTGATATTTCTATATCGAAGTTATCGTACCCTAGATCGAAGAATTTGTTGGCAATATGCTCCGCTAACTTGTTGGATTCGTCCTCATCTAATGCAAAATGAGTGTCAATAGTAAGCACAGTCTTGCCACCTGTGGTATCGTATGCTGAGTATGTAGTTTCTTCTTCAACAAGTGGTAAAGTAGCACCATTAAGCACTGATTCTACTGCTATATCGTCTATTTCTTCTTTCTTGTCGAATACAATGTTAATAAAATGGCTCATAATTATCCTTAATGATTCAATAATACACTTGTTATACTACCAGCAGTATATGATAACTTGGCTCTTATGTATGTATAATTGCCTGTAAAGTTAGCATAGACGCTCTTTGTAGCACTTGTTTCAGTAAATTCATGCACAGTAAACCAATCACTATCAGTAGGAGTAGTAGCAAGTGTACCTTGTATAGTAATTGTACCTACAAAGTCAGTGTACGTTGCTTGTACCGTGTGTACACCGTCTGCTCTACCATAATAACCATCACCCTTGAAGTTATCTCCAGTCACAGATTGAACTGTACTGTCACCTGGGTGTGTGTTTGCTGATAAAATTATTTCACTATTGCTCTGCATAGTATTATTTATCTTAATCTATGCTTCTACGAGTTTTGTTTCTTTGACCTGTAAGTCTATCTTACCATCAGTTACGTTTATGTGCAGTTTGCCACCCTTTTTAAGAGCACCAAATAGCACCATTTTACTTAGGTCAGTTTTAATCTCTTTGTCAATTACTCTTTGCAATGGTCTTGCACCCATTTTAGCATCAAATCCTTTGTCTACCAAATAGTCTATTGCTTGATCATCTATGGTTACATCAACGTTTTTCTCAACTAGCATATTCTTAAGTTCAAGTAAGAACTTACCAACGATTTTAATCATGATATTCTTCTCTAATTTACCAAATGCAATTACACCATCAAGTCTATTTCTAAACTCTGGAGCAAAGAAACGTTTTAGTTCTGTATCTTCATAGTCAACATCAAGATCTTGATTGAAGCCGATCGCATTTTTCTCAGCCTGTTCTGCACCTAAGTTTGTGGTTAGGATTAAAACTGAATTCCTTGCGTCGGCTTCCTTACCGTTGCTACCAGTAATTCTTCCGTTATCCATAATTTGTAAAAGGATAGTTGAAACATCTGGGTGTGCTTTTTCTACTTCATCAAGTAGTAATACACAGTTAGGATGTTCTTGTAATTTTGTAATTAATAGTCCTGCATTTTCTTCATATCCAACATATCCTGGAGGAGAACCAATCAGTTTTGCTACTGCGTGTTTCTCTTGATACTCAGACATATCAAATCTAACAAGTTTAACGGACAATTCTTCTGCAAGTCTTTTAGCAGTTTCAGTCTTACCTACTCCTGTTGGACCCATAAACACAAAAGAACCTACAGGCTTATTATCAACTTTAAGTCCTGCTTGGGCAACAAGTATCTTTTCTACAATCTCGTCAATTGCTTTCTCTTGTCCAAACACAACCTTTTTAAGATTCTTATCAAGGTTAGCCAAGTTACTTGTTTCTTTTTGTTGTACTTGTTCTGGCGGAAGTTTGACTGCTTTTGCAAGTTCAAATTGTATTTCTTCTGCATCTACAATCTTATCGCCTTCAACTTTCTTTAATTTAAATCTAGCACAGGCCAAATCAATTAAGTCAATTGCTTTATCTGGAAGTTTCTTATCACTTTGATACTTAACAGAAAGTTTAATTGCATTATGTAATGCTTCTTCAGTAATATTAACTGCATGATAGTCTTCATAATACTTCTTTATACCTTTAAGTATATCTAGTGTTACTTCATTTGTAGGTTCATCAACACTAATTCTTTGGAATCTACGCATCAATGCTCTGTCTTTTTCAAAATACTTCCTGTATTCTTCCCAAGTTGTTGAAGCAATAACTTTGATGTCACCTTTACCTAATGCTGGTTTCAACATATTTGCAAGATCAGTTGAACTGTTTTGTCCTCCTGCACCTGCACCACTTATCATGTGTGCTTCGTCAATGAACACAATAGTTTTGCCTTGTTTTTTAATACCGGCCATTACTAATTTAAAACGTTCTTCAAAGTCACCTCTGTATTTAGAACCAGCCAACATGGCACTTATGTCTAAATTGTAAACTTTGTACTCTTGTAAGAATTCTGGAACTGCTTTATTAACAATATTAAATGCTAAACCTTCTGCAATAGCAGTCTTACCAACACCTGGGTCACCTACTAATAAAACGTTGCTCTTTTGTCTACGTCCTAATGCTAATGCAATAGATTCTAATTCTTCATTACGTCCAATTACAGGATCAATTTTGTTAGATGTTACTTCTTTGTTAAGATCTGATGTGTATTCTCTTAATGCTCTAAGAGCCACACCTCTTAATTCTTCATCTTCGTATTGTGCATCAACTTCGCTACTAATATATTCAGCAAATTTTTCTTTCTCTACTCCACACTTTGTCATATGGTAGTATGCCCAAGATTTTTTCTCGTTCAATACACTAATGAATACATCTGTAATTTCTATTAAGTGCCTACCACTGAACAAGACCTGTGTAAATGCTCTGTTCAAAACTCTTTCAACAGTTGCAGTCTTTTTAGGTTTGAATTTAGTTGCAGTAGTTTTAAGATCTTCACAGTCGGGTCCTTTTAAATATGCTTCAAGGCCAGTTTTCATTGCTTTAACATCAACACCATAACCGTCTACTATCTTTTCAAAGTTGTCAACACACAACATTGCATAGACCATATGCTCTAAAGTTACGTATTCATGCTTTAACTTCTTAGCATCACCTAATGCTTTATCAAAAACTAACTGTAATCCTTCACTTGGTTCTACCATTTAATATCCACCTTATATTTTTTAAATAATTTCTTCTGCTTCTTCTTTGCCATTTCTAATCTTAACTTGCTTACTCTGTCTGTAAAGTTAATACCATACAAGTGATCATATTCATGACCAAAGATTCTAGCATTCCAACCTAATAACTCTATTTTACATTCTTTTTTGTCTAAGTCAAGATACTCTACTACCAAACCCTTGGGTCTGTTTACCTTTAAGTATAGTCCAGGGTAACTTAAACAACCTTCAACTCCTAGTTCCATGTCTTCAGTAACTGCTTCAATCTTTGGATTGATAAGTGCTATTGGTTTTTCGTCTTCGTGATCTTTTAAACCAGTTGGCTTTATAATAAAGATTTGTGCATCAAGTTCAACTTGATTGGCGGCTAAACCAACACCGTTACTTTTTTCCATGATGCCAATCATTTCTTTGCTTACTAAATGCGGATCATGTGTAGTAAAATCAAAAGGTTTAACCTTTTTCTCTAACCATTTATTAGGATGATAAATTAGTTTCATTTTTAATCTTCTGTAATATTTCTTTCTGTCGTTCTGTTAAATTTTTTGGAACTACTCCGTTGAGCCTTAAGAATATATTGCCTTTCGCACCAGTGCGATAGTCAGGAAGTCCTGCACCTGATAAACTCATTGTTGTTCCAGGTTGTGTGCCCGCCGGTACATTAATATTTAACTCTCTACCTTCAGGAGTACTTAAAGATACGGTTGTTCCGCACATTAAATCAAATATGTTTAAATTTTTGGTAGTCTCTAAATTTAAACCATGTACATCAAACTCTGGGTGTCTTCTATATCTTACTCTAACTATTAAATCCCCTCGTGGAAGTTGTGTAATTGAATCATCACCTAGTCCTCCAAATCTAATATTATCGCCTGCTTTTGCACCAACGGGTATATCTATATTAACAGTTTGTTCTTTACCTGTGTGTGTTCTAAATGTAGCAATAACACCTTTGCCTTTGTAAACATCTTGTAAGTCTATATCACAAGCGATAGTGATATCTCTGTTCTTTACTTGTCTTTGTCTTTGGAATGGAGAATTGCCTCCAAAAAAAGATGCAAATACATCTTCAAATCCTTGGCCATTACCCATATTAAAATGAAATTGTTGTCCGCCCATGTTTGGATTGAATCCTGCCTGTTGAGGATCGGCAGTTCCAAACTGATCATACATCTGTTTCTTTTCTGGATTACTTAATACTTGATATGCTTCGTTTATTTCTTTGAATTTGGTATCATCGCCACCTGTTCGATCAGGATGGTGTTGCATACTTTGTTTTTTGTATGCTTTCTTTATATCAGTTTCTGATGCGTTTCGTGAAACGCCTAAAAGGTCGTAATAATCCATAGTAATAGTATATACTTATTCTAGGCGTATGTCAACAATTATTTGTCTGACTTTTTACTTGATCCAGTATATAAACCAAACCATGCCGCGCCTGCACCAACTACTATTGATACCAAACCTGATTGTTCCATTGTTGGTTGCGGTATAGCCATATACCAAATTACTACCTTGTATAACAAATAGATATAAGTTGTAATGAATATTCTTGGAAATATTCTCCAACTGTCTACTGCTTTTGCAAGATGTATTAATTTTGCATATGGATTAGGACCTAAATCTTTTACAGAAGTGTCAACTTCTAATTCTACATTTACTTTCTTTTTGACATCTGCCACTGGCTTGCCCCCTTCTTTGGTTAATAACTTATCTTCTTTTATGACTTTACTTTTTTCCATTTTTTATATTTTCTATTTCTTTTTTGTTACTATTAATTTTATCGTTTTGTGCCTGATCGATCATTGCCTGCATTCTACGTCCTTTTTCAGCATCGCTGTCAAGGTGTAAATCTTTATTAATTATTTTTTCTAGTTTGTGTAATTTTAATCTATCGTTTGAAATATATCTCCAAACATAACCCTTCTCACTATACACACCAAATACAGTTTCTCTAAATCCTATTCTAACTATTATTGCATCTTCACCATCTAGTATAATATGATCGCCTTCATTAAACGCAGGATTAAATTTAAATTTTAATCCACTCATTAAATTTACGGCAAAGTCTTTAAACCAAAAGACTGCTGATAGCGATATTAAAATTGCTATCCATGGTGCTAGTACATCTGCTAGATCTAATCCTAACTGGTCAAACATTTTACTTCTTCTTTTCTAACTTTTTAATTCTCGATTCCATAGCATCTAACTTGTTCTTTAATGCTGGAAATTTCTGCATTGTCTTTTCTTCAGCAGTTAATATTTTAAGATCATATCTTTCAGCCGCCCAGTTGTACCATGATTCCATTTTGCCATAGAACCATTTACCCATTGCTGTCTTTTTGAACCAGGCATTTGTAGCCTGTCCTAGTATGGCGCCTACTATTGATTTAATTAAGAAAAACCACATATAATATCCTTTGTTATATGTGTATTTATCTGGGCAGATTAAAAATTACAGGATAGATTTGCTTTGGGATTGAACTCTATATCAGCGGTTTTAGGTATCGTTTGATCAGATGATACTTTTAGATCAACACTTGGATCTAGGCGACATTCTGTTTTACCAGCACAACCAGTAAGCACTAATAAAACTGCTATGACCACAGTCTTATACATTATTATTTGTTAGATTTGTTTTTTGGACCGTTTTCTGATTCGTAATATTCTTTATACGATTTAATTATTTCGTCTTGTTGTAGCATATAAGCACGTATCTGTGCAAAGTTTTTGCTTAATGCTTCATAGCCTTCATCTGTTAAGCCAAACAATACAGGGTCTATGTTACCTGCTTTAAGTTTAGCAAACACTTCGTCAGCATTATCAGATGTAATTATTGTCCACTTAATTTCTTCAAGTTTAGGAGTAAGTGGTTCTGGGAGATTGAGAGGTTGTCTAGGCTCTTCTTTCGTGAAGATCTCTAATTGTTTAACTGCTGTTCCACAACTAGTAAGGAACGTAGTTAGGATTAGCAATACTAGGACACTCAGAATTGATCTGTGACTTCTTAGTAGCATTTTTCTCTTTCTCCGTTAACGGACTGCCCATTGCAATCTCAACACATCGTTTTGCATTGGCACTTCCTTTATTAATTATCTTCTCAATTAATTTGGCTTTCTCAGTTGCGAGTTTACCCATATCACGTATCTCGCCTTTTCCATTTATTTTATTGAATTTTTGATCCAAAGCCGCATATTCGGCTTTAAGAATTTTGTTTTGTTTTTCTATTTCTGCTTTTATTTTAGTTATTGCTTCAAAGTCTGCTTTCATTTGTTCGATGACTGCTTTTTGACTTTCAACACTTTGTTCTAGTTTGGCATTATTGGCTTCTGAGGTTGCCAAGTCTGCTTTTAGATTCTTTACATACATAAATCCTCCTCCAGCACCTGCTAACATAACTAATACCAATGCAATTTTTATAGAACTAAACACTTTCTTTTTCCTCTTCTTTGTAACGTGGGTGGTCACAAACCACTATCTCTATGGGTTTGTTATCACCGTCCTTAAACTCTTCGATTAATCTACCTTCATGAGCCCTACCACAATTCTGGCAAGTTTTTATCATACTAGTTTCAATGCTTCTTCAGTGGTCTCTGTGGTTCTACGTGTCCAACCTTTGCCAAACGTTGCAAATGTACTCAGTCCTTCGTAGTATGCTTGTCTACGTTTTTGATATTCTTTGATTACTTCAGCAACACCGCCGACTTCTTCTTCATAGTTCGCTAACGCCTTAAGTGTGTTAGGACCTATTCCACCGTCTGCTACTGTTCCAATCATAGTCTGCAAATACTTTGCGGCTCTACCTGGACCAGCATTAACGCCAAAGTCGAAAATGCAAAGGTCTAAACCTCCTGGAAGGTCATCGCCTTTTATTGATTTCCAATAGTTCTTCTCATAGATAGGGGCAACATCTTCGGGAGTCAATGCTCTCATATCACTCTCATCAACTTCCTTGCCTACCCATGATTCGTAAACTCTTTTTGTAACACCCAAGTTTGTCATTCCACCTGGGTCTTTAGGGTGATTAACATAACCACCTTCATGATGTAAAATTATTTCCAAACAGTGTTTGAAATTATTCGCCATTATACCATTCCTTTTGCCGCGGCAGTGATTGTATCTACACGTGCCTTAAAAGTATTCTTTTCGGATTCAGTTGCAGATGTTAATTTATCAATCCATGCTTTTCTATGATCTTGGTATGTATCAATAGTTGCACTGATTCCTTTTTCTGCCACCATGTTTTCTAACAATCCTATTGTAATAGGACCAATCCATGTGTCTCTTTTTGCACCAAGAACATATTGTAATTCTCTTTGTGCAATTTTTGGTTCTCTATATACTGCAAAATCAAATACGCATAAATCCATTCCCTTAGGAAGGTCATTACACTTCATTAATTCCCAATACATTTTGTAAACACTCGCTACATCGTTCTCGGTAAATGCTTTTACTTTGTCTTTAGTAATCACTTTATTCATGTGATCTTCGTATTCCTGTTTAGTGATACCTAAGTTGGAACACTTCTGATGGTCTGCATTATCTACAAATCCACTCTCATTTTCGAGCACAATTTTTAACGAAGGTTTAAAGTTTCCTGTTGCCATCTTTATCTCCTTGTTAATACTAATTGATGTCCGTTATTTTCCAGAACAATTTTTGTTCCGTACTTGGTTACATTGTAATCACCTAAATACTTTGTTAACCAAATTACTTCTGCAAAATCATTGACATTCAACGCCTCATTGATATTTATACTATCAACTTTACCAAAGTCAATCACATTGAACGAAACAGGATCAGCATATTTGTTCTTTACAGTCAAAATATCTTCCTTCATTTCGATCGATTCTGCATAACTTCTATTGAAGAAATTTTTATAATTATCCATATTATTTTCGTTGACCTTAATACCATATGAGTCAGCGTCTAATGGAATCGCTTCAGAAAATGTTTCTAAATTTGCTGGCATACTTCTGAAGCCTTTGTAATATCTAAATTTGTACTCTTGATCTGTAAGTTTAGCAACACCGTCTAAAAGTTCTACTATATTCTCTGGTGTTTTTCTGCCTCTTTCTATCTCAACAAATACTTTGTATGTGCCATCGCTTTGTTCTCCTGATGTGCTGTCTGCATCTAAAACAAATGGATAACCTTTTTCAAAAAAGTTTTCTAAGTCTTTTGCACTTTGTTCATTGATTGTTGAAAAACTTAATACACAAATATCTTTGTCTTCTCCCATCTTTGATTTGTATGCATCAATTTCAAAGATGTTCTCAACACAATGTTCTAAATCTTTATCTCGTAATCCCATTAAACTGCTCCTGCTTCTGGTTCTGCTGGTGCCGCCGCCGCTAATTCATCTGCCGGTTGTGCCTCTGGAGTTGGGTTTGGTTGTTGTACTGCTGGATCAACTGTATTGTCCATCATTTGATTATAACCACTGTAAATGTCTGCTACTAATTTTTTAGGCATCATAATTTCAACTATCCAAATAGGTTCTCTATCTAGTCTTCCTTTTTTAGTACCAGGTCTAATATCGTCTGGAGTGCGTATTTTACGTGGCTTAATTATGCTGTCTTTTTTGTACGTTACTTTGCAGTCGTAATCTAGTAATCTCTTACCGCCCATAGGATCTGGCATCTTTTCTCTTGGCCACATAAAAGAGCATATAATCCAATGTCTTTTAATGTTAGGACCAGATACTAGTTCGCCATCTTCCCAGTTTTTGTACACATATAAGTCTAATTCGTCTAATACTCTTTCAAAGTCCTTTAAAACAGTGAAAGAAGTATCGCTATCATATATGTTTTCTACGTTCTTAATTACGTCTAAAATGTCTTGCATAACAGTGATTCCATATTTACATACTTATTTATCTAGTATTAGAGATATAAACTATGATAACTTGGACCGCTAAACCGGTAAATATTTTTATGAAGAGGACGTATAAACTTCATAAAGGTACACACATAAAGGAGGACTCTATGGGTGCAAAAAGAAGTGCTCGAAAGAGCAGACACCACGGAAACGTGGTACAATTTCAACAATTCCTACCAAACAAACAAAAAGACGTTAAGATAATTCCAAGAAACAAAAATCAAGAAGATTATATGCTAAAACTACTAGACCTTAAGAAAGACATAGTCTTCGGGGTTGGTCCAGCAGGAACCGGTAAGACGCTAATAGCGGTACAGGTGGCTATAAAATTGTTCAAGGAAAAAGTGGTAGATAAAATCATAGTAACAAGACCAGTAGTAAGTGTAGATGAAGATTTAGGATTTTTACCAGGGTCGCTAGAAGAAAAAATGGCGCCTTGGACAAGACCTATTTTTGATGTCTTACGTGAATACTTTACTAGCAAAGAAATCAGTGGTATGATAGAAGAAGGCATTATTGAAATATCACCATTAGCATATATGCGTGGTAGAACTTTCAAACGTGCATTTATATTAGCAGATGAAATGCAAAATACAACTGCTAATCAAATGAAGATGCTTTTGACTAGATTAGGTACAGGTTCCTTTATGGCAGTTACAGGTGACCTAGCACAGACAGACAGAATAAAGGATAATGGATTATTAGACTTTATACAATGTTATAGTACGCATAGCGGATCAAGTAGATTAGCAATGACTTCATTCAGTCATGTTGATATCGAAAGACATAGAGCGGTAAGAGAAGTATTAGAAATTTATGGTGATGTTTAGTCGCCGGGTAAGTTTGTATCCCGAGCGTCAACTGAATATAACTTCTTTGCTTTGACCCATTTGAGCCAGCCTGCATAACTCATCTTGTGTAGGCTGGATATGGCTAATTGACGTTTCCAAGCGGTTTCGTCAAGTTCCATAGTACGTGCTACCATAGGTGTACGTTTGAAAGGTATTGCCTGTACAATAGGCTCACCCATCTTAATTTCAGTTTTTTCTATTTTCTTTAACATGATGTTAATAGGACTTTGTGGAGCACCTAAGTCATGATCCATTAATCCTGGTACTGCTTCCCAGTTACGTTCATGATAATACATTGGCAAATATAAAGTACTCCAACCAGGTTTGTTCCAAGTAAACCAAGGATTATCTAATTTTACTGCTCCACGGACTTTAAACTTGCCTTCCATAAACTGCCCTAACTGTCCATCAGGGTGAAATGCATCATTATATTGTTCATCACTGTATCTTGTGATTATGTGTTTTCCGTCCGGCGTAGGTTCAATAGTAATATCACACCAAGCAGGAATAACAAATCCCATGCTCATATAATCTGTGATGCCAGGACAGGCTCTAACTGTCTTATGATTATCTATATTATGTTCTGCCTTACCATCTTCAAAATAAGGACTCATCTTTTTAAACTTTTCCGGAAAAAATTTACCAGCAGGTTGTATTGGAGCATACTTTCTTACACCCCAACTTCTACAAGCAAAATTAATTACAGGTTCGTCTTTTCCAAAAATCTTTTTTATAAAGTTGAACATAATGATACTTATACTATGGTTTTAACAAGTGGAAATACTTCTGATATTACCTTGGCACATTCATGAGCAATTTCCATGTGTTCTTTTTGTGTACCATTTTCTCCACGTAATTCGATGTAATGTACCCATGACCTTAATGTTCCGTTCATATATAATCTTGTTTTTGTAAGTCCTTCAGGTAATACAACACGAGCCTGTTCTTTGGCGATACCTTCTCGTATTGCCCAGTCATATGCTTGTTTAGAAGTTTCAATTACTTTCTTCTGCCAATGACCCCAATCCATTTCTAATTGTGTGTCTTGTACTTCGATTGAATTTTGTCTGTTTTTAGTATCTTGTAATCTAGGTTCTCTATATGTAAATGCTTCTTGCATATCTTGTGGATTTGCATATCGTTGACTGAACTCTTGAAAACTAAAACTTCTATGCCTTACAATTTGATGTGCAATATCTCTGGTAGTTTCTATTTCTAAACATACATTTACCATTTCTAATGGTGACCAATGTTTGTGTTTTATCAGATACTTGATTAACTTTTCACTAGTTTCCTTATTCATTTGATTACTAGGATTACTTACTCTGGCACAATAGGCAATAAGTTCCTGACAATCATATCCGTCCCAACCTTCTGGTGCTTGGCTAAATGATACTAATTTTACTTTCATTGTTTTTCCTTTACTACTACTTGTAAATTACCTGATATAGCAATCCTGTCATGATCACAAGTTTGCTCTGGTACTGTATGGCTTAAATGTCCTGGCCATATTACTAGTTTACCTGGTGCAGGTTTAATTGAATGATTTGTTCTATCAAATATAAGTTCAGCACAATTATCACAACCTTCAACGTAGTAAATCCAACTAAAGGTTGCTGGCCAATGTGCGTGTGGAACACAATGGTCGCCTTTCTTGTATCTCATTCCCCAACAATCTATATGCTTAACTTGTAGAACTTTAAGTGCTTCTAATGTCATTCGTTCATCCATTAATCTTTGATAAATTATTTCTTCTACAAATTTGACAATAATTTTAAAAGTAGGATTACGCAACATCTTGTAATTAGTCATGTCTGCTTTTACGTTTGTTACACGTTGCATTTCGTCACCTTTATCTAAGATGATCTGTTTTAAGTCTTTATTAATATTTTTAAAGTCAGGATAAACTGATTCTAAAATGTTATGATAGTCTGTTGATATTATTTCAGTAGCATCATACATCAGCCTGTCCTTAAAATTACGTGATATCCGTATTCAGTTTCGATTGGTACGCCTAGCATTGTGTCTTTTTCCATCATGCTTACTGCATGAGCCAACGGATATTCCATCTCTCCTGGAAAATCAAACCAACCTAAGTCGCCACCATTTTTTGCACTTACTCTACAAGCACTATGTTCTTTTGCGGCTTGTGAAAATGTTAATAAGCCTTCTGCTATATCTTGGATTACGTTGTATGCTTCTTTTTCAGCAAGAGGTTTTGCTCTATGGTTAGTAGTCCATGTTGCTTCTGCATGATTTAAAAGTATATGACTTGCTCTAAATTTTTTAGGTTCCATTAATCTCCACCAGATTTATCACTGAAGTGTTTATCATACTTATCTGTGATATTAGCATATTCTTCTGCTTCTGGTAAAGGATCTTTCTTTTCAGTTATTACTGGCCACTTGTTACTATATTCTAAATTTACGTGATACCATTTTTGTTCTGGATCTTCTGACTCACTAATAATAGCATCTACTGGACATTCAGGAACACAAACACCGCAGTCAATACATTCATCAGGATTAATAACAAGCATATTCTCACCCTCATAAAAACAATCAACAGGACATACTTCCACGCAATCAGTATGTTTGCATTTAATACAGTTGTCGTTAACTAGATATGTCATTACATTCGGGAAAGTCTAATTAGTGTTGCCGCCAAGTTTATTTCAGGATCAGCAACCAACGTATGATCTACAAGTCCTTGTTTAATAATCAATATAGCACTTTCTTGTTTTTCTTCATCACCAAACAAATCAATGTTATCATATAACCATTTGTAAATATCTTCTATTTCATCTGGCCTTGCTTGACTGCAAACAAGTTTTCTTGCTTTGCTTATTTCACCCTTTTTAAATAGTTCAACCATTTCAAGTTTATAGTCAGCATCACCTGTATCACTTTTTTGTGGCTCTACAAGTTTGCCATCTACACTATTCATTTGTACCATATTAATACATTTACGTAAGTCAGGATATGTTGCTTTTACATAAGTGTCTAGTACATCAAGATCTGGAGTGATACCTTCATCAATTAATATCTGTGCCACCCTTGCAGTAAATTCTGTTTGATCAATACGTTCAATGTGAAAGCCTTGACATCTTGAATGTAATGCAGGAATAATTCTATTAGGATAGTTACAAGTCAATATAAATCTGCTTGTTGTATGATACTCTTCCATCACACCACG